CGGCCGCTGTGGGGTGAACGCGGCGCGCCAGTCGCTACAGGATGTCGGGACAAATGTGTGCTTCGGGCATGTGCACCAGCTGCAGATAGTCTATCAAGGCACCGTGCGCGGCAAACGTCATGTCGGTGCAACGTTGGGTTGGCTGGGCAGCGCCGAGGCCATCGACTACCGACATCGCGATTTAGTGCGGCGGCAGTGGCAACACGCGTTTGGCGTGGTACATTACCTGTCAGATGGGACGTTCTGGCTACAGGGAATCCCAATAGTGGCCGGACGGGCCATTGTCAACGGCGTCGTGTACGGTGCTAGAAAGTGATACCTCCAATGCACAACATCAAGAAAATCGGGACCGTAGGGTACTGGGATGTCGGCCGTGACGACGAGGGGGATGTGTGTCTCCTGCTGGACGTGGACAACCCAAACTCGACGCCGTTCTACCTGTCTGTGGCTGGGTCATACACCTTGGATGAGCGGCTGGCCGAAATCCGCGCCGCATGCACCGACCCCCGCGAGGCCGTCATCGCCGCGGCCCGGGCGTTCATCGCGGCCGAAGGCGCGGACGACGTGACGTTCGAGGCCCTGGTGTCCGCGGTCGAGCGGCTGGAGGAGACGGAGTGCGACGATGACGAGGCGTGAGTGGGTCGCGTGTGGCCTGGGTCAGGCCGGCATGGGCGCGCTGATGTGCGCCATGCTCAACCAGACCGGCTGGGGGTTCGTGTGCCTGGCGTGCGCGGTGTTCGATATGTGGTACTTGCTGGCGACGTCAGCGCCGCCCGGACCGCGTTCGTAAACGCTTGCCCCGCTGGATTTCCGCCACCCGAGCAGCGTAGGCCTGCTCGGGTGTAGGCTCCACCACCCAGGTCGTGAGCTGTGTGAACCCGCCACCCTGTAGCGCGTACTGGGTGGCGTCGGTGCATTCGTCGACGTACCCTTCGCGATGGTTGTCCCGCTCCAGGTTCCACGGCAACCCCCGCCACTCCTCCAGGACCTGGGCGCACCGACCTACGGACCCCCGTAGCGTGCGCGCATCCAACATGGTCCGGAGCTGCTCGATACGCATTCGACGGGCGCGCTTGTCGACCGGCGTCGCATCCAGGCCATACGACGCCCGGAGCGTTTCGCATATCGTCCGCCCCCCGCCCCCCGCCGCGTCAACGAATATCTCCGTGACGTCATGCTCCTGTACCATCCGCTCCGCGATGGCGGCGAGTCGCGGCACGGTGAGTTCCGCCTCGCGGTAGCACTCCAGAATGTGGGCCCCGGGCTCGGGGTCGCGGGCCCGGAGCACGGACAGCCCCGCGCCGTCCGACCACCCGATGTCGATGCCCATGGCCGTGTAGTTGTCCCGTGACGGGGCCCGCTCATAGAACCCCTCGTCGAGGTCCGCGCACGGGCGGTATATGAGGATGCCCTCCTCCTGCACGCGGTGGCCGAGGTACTCCCGCCGGAACGTGGCGTTCGCCGCGTTGCCGGCGAACCGCTTGGCGAGGGCCTCGGCGATGAACTGGCCCCCGGGCTTTTCGAGATATGGGTTCTCCGCGGCGGTCCAGGCGAAGTGTGCCCCGGCCTCCTCGCACGCGGTCATTTCATCCTCGTAGAACCCCACGCCCGTATCCGACGGCGTCCCGAGCAGGCAGAGGTCCCCGTCCGTGTCGGCCAACGTGGGTTCGACCACGTCGACGACTAGGTACTCCAGCAGGGGGTCCGCTATCTGGCCGCACTCGTCGACGGCCACGCGATGGATTTTCGGCACGCCACGGACGAGGTTGGCCGAACGACGGTCCTTACACCCCATGTAGTACAATGTAAAACCATTGGGGAATGTCCACGTGGCGTCTGTGCCATTGTAGACCGCCCCCCACCCGAACCGGTCGTTGAACTCCCGTAGGGCGTCCCACCCAATTTTGATGGCGGACTCCTGCGACAGCGCCATGAAAATCGACGACTGGTTGGGGCGCCGGCGCCATTGCTCAACCAGCCACAGTGTCACGGAGAACGACTTGCCGGCGCGTCGGCCGGAACAGTTTGTGCGGCGCTTGGCGGGGGAACTGACGAATCGTAACTCCGGAGGCGTGAGGGCGCGGCGCTCCTCGGGGATTTTGAGGAGTCGAGTCAGGGGCGCTAGCACACAGGAATACTAGCACGGCGGGCCGGCCAGTGCTAGAATAGGGCGAATGGCATACGAACCGGACCTGGCGTGGTGGGAGCGGGATTCTAAGGAGGCCGCTCACAAAATCGTGGAGCTGGAGACCGAGTACTCCAAGCAGTATACATGGAGGCGCGCAAGAGCAAGGCGGTTAGCTGGATTTTATCATGGGCGGAATTTGGACACGCCCTTTGCGAGAGATGCGCGCTTCTCCTGGCGGGATACCCGGTCCGGCACGGACGACAACATCCCTCTGACGCGGAATTACTCGTACAAGTTCGTCGAGACGTACGTCGGCAAAATCGGCGCGAACGACGCGCCCCAGCCAGCACTGATGGTGACCGACGGGGATTGGGAGCTCAAACGTAAAGTCACGCTGAACGAGCGTATCCTGTCCGCGGAGTACGACCTGCGCCAGGGGAACTATGCCAACGTGCACGCCTTGGCCCACCAGGGCCTCCGCATCGCGTGCTCCGCGACCGGGTCCGTGGCCGCGAAAATCTACCCCTGGCCCGAGGAAGACCGCGTGGTCGTGGAGCTCCACGACACACTGGACATGTTCCTCGACGATACGGAGCTGTCGTACGGCACGCCCCGTACGTTCGGCGAGGTTACGTGGTGGGCGCCCTACAAGCTCGCCCGCTCGTACCCCTCGCACTCAACCGCCATCCACCAAGCCGTCGAGTCCCGGAAGGACCGGGGTGGGCTGACGTTCACCGGCCGCACCAAGCGCGCCGAGATGGTCCCTGTATGGGAGGCCTGGGCGGTACGCGTGGGCGACGAACCCGGCCGACACCTGGTCACCCTCCGCAACGGCACGGTACTGCTGGACGAGGAATGGGATTCGGACGAGCCCCCGTTCGCGTTCTTGCACACGGCTCCGGCGCTGGCCGGGTTCTGGTCCACGCCCATGATGGAAATCGTGTTCGACGAGGTCCTGAAAGCGAACGAGATTCTTTTCCGGTGCGACGAGGCCCACACGGACAACGCCCAGCAAATCCACTACGTGGTCGAAAAGGACCTGGTGGACATCAACGACCTGACGGTCATCGACACCATCAAGGTCATCCGGCTGAAGAACCCGAACGCCAAGCCCGTCGTGGAGAACCCCGCGCCGTTCAACCGCATCGATATGGAGCTGCTCCACGAGCACGAGACCGGCATCGCGGAGACCCTCGGCATCGCCGACATGCACACTGCCGCGAAGGCTGAACCTGGACTCCCGTCCGGCGTAGCCCAGCGCACGGCCGGCGAGCGGTTCGACAACCGCCACGCCACCGGCCACCGCGCGTACGTGCAGTGGGTCGCCGTCGACATTGCCCGGCATATGCTCCGGGCCCAGCGCAAGCTGTACGAAGAGAACGCGGCGTTCTCCCGCAAGTGGACCGGGGAGTTTTTCTCCAAGGAAATCGAGGCGAAGGACATCCTGGACCTCGACCTGGAGGCCCTGCAAGTCCAGGTCAAGCCCGTCTCCGAAAAGAAGAACACTCCCGAGGAACGCGTCCAGTACGCGGAGGAGCTGCTGGAGAAGGGCGCCATTCCGTTCGAGGCGTACATCGCGTGCCTGGAGAACTACGACGTGCCGGGCGAAACCAAGGTCATCAAAACCCAGCGGCGCTGGGTGGCATGGCAAATCGACCGCTGGTTGATGTCGAAGGACGAGGAACTGAACGAGCCGAATTTCTATCAGGGTCCTCGGCCGTGGATGCGCAAGGCCGACGCCATGGTGCAGGTCATCGACTCCCTGATGGAAGCCGAGCTGTCGGAGGTCCCGACCGAACGGCTGCAGTACTTCCTCGACTTCATCGCGGAGCTGTCCGCCCAGATGTCGGCTGAGGTCTCCCCGCCCCAGGCGCCACAGCCGGCACTCGGCATGCCGGCGCCCGTGCAGGGCTCGGCCGGCATGTCCGTCGGGTTGGGGGGCTCCGTCGGCGGAGCCGCCCCGCCTGGGATGGCCCCGGCGATGGCTCCGCCTCCCCCGCCGCCCGCCGGCCAATCCGGTCCGCTCGGGCTCTGACATCTCCACCCGCGTGTCCGTTACTAACGGACACGCACACGAACGGGCCGGCCTTATTATAGGTTCGGCCCCCAAACTGAAATAAGGATACCCGCCCCGTATGGCCATCGACTTCGACGCCTTCATCGCCAAGCTGCCCGACGCCCCGTCGTCTGACGCCCCCCGACACGACCACGAGGAGACCCCGTCCGACCCAAAAGCCCCCCGCGACCCGGCGACGGGCAAGTTCGCTGCGGCCGCGCCGCCCCCCGATGCCGAGGGGGATGCGGACTCCCCGCCCCCCGCACCCAAGCGCAAGTCTGTGTCGCGTGCCAATGCCGGGTCGACCGACGCCACGCCAGCGCCGCCGAATGCGACAACACCCTCCAGTACCGCCCCGGACCCCAGTGCGGTCCTCCAGGCACTCCGGGCTGGTGACCTGGACACCATCGCCGACCTACTCGGGGAGGACCCCGCGGGATTCGACGAAAAGACCCCGAAGTGGGCCGCGCGTCAACGGAAAGAGGCCAAAGTCGTCGCCGAGCGCGACCGCGTGCTACGCCAGGCCGAGACCGTCGTCGAGCGCTGGTCGCCCGTGTCTCGCCTCGTCGAGGCCACCCGGTCGGGCCGGCCCGAGGCCCTGCTGGAGCTGGTGGCGCTGCTTACGGACCAGGACCCGGACCAGGCCTGGACTGCGGCCGTGCGGGCCCGTGGGTCGGTAGACCCCCGCGTGCCGGCGCTGACGACCCAGCTGGCCGCGAAGGACACGCGCCTGGCCGAGCTGGAGGCCGAACGCGCGGCCCGCGCGGACGCCGCGTTCCACGAGACCCTCCGCGATGAGGTCGACGTCAAGGACGTCGTCCGGCAAATCGACGGGTGGGAGGCTAAGGTCGCGGATACACTCCGGGATTCCATCGACCCGGACCTCGGCGAGCCGAAGCTGTCCGTGAAGCAAGCAGCCGCGCGGGTAGTCCGACGCGAGCGGGAGGAGTACGAGCGCCGCGCGAAGGTGTTCGGTGCCGACGGCGGTGCCGCCGCGCCGAAGGCCAAGCGGGCCCGCGCCCCGGAACGCGCGGCCGGTACGGCGCCGAGCAAAATCCGCAAGCTGACCAAAGACGAGTGGATTGCGGCTCAGTCCAAGTGATGCTAGGCTGCATCGGTATGTTGAAACCGAAGCAATCGCAGTGTCCTAACTGCCACGGCGCCGGGGGCTACTACTGGGATGCCCCCGTGTATCACAACGAACGCCAGCGCGAATGGGCCTCATGCGGGGCCTGCGTTCATGACCAGTACTATCCTCAGTATCTACTAAAGCAGGGGCCCTTCCTGCCCGCGAAAGACTGACCCATGTCACTCAAATCAGGTTCGTCCAAGGCCGCTGTATCGGCCAACATCGCCACCGAGCGTAAGGCCGGCAAGCCCCAAAAGCAGGCCGTGGCCATCGCCATGTCGAAGGCCGGGAAGTCGTCGAAGGGCAAGAAAAAGGCCAAGAAGTCGAAGGCCGAGTTCGTCGAGTCGTTCTCGAAGAAAGACCCGAAGGCTTACTGACCATGCGCGCCTATTGCAAGAACAATCACATCGTCGCCCGGGACTGTGTCACCGACCACGGCGAGGGCATCACGGTCGACCACCACGGCCAACGCGTCGGCGTGGCTACGGGGTTCACCACCGCGGGCGGCATCATCCTCCTGGACGACCGGCTGACGACGTCCGAGACGTCGCAGGAGCTGGAGGTCGTGGCGTCGGCCACGCCGGGGCTCGAACCCGGCCAGCGGGTCGTCGTGTACATCGGCGGCGACGATGGGGGGATTTCAGCCAACGGCATCTCCGCGTTCCTGTCGTTCGATGGCGTCGAGTCGGCCATCGTGCCGGCACGGTTCGTGTGGGCGGTGGTTAAGGACGGGGAGCTGATTCCCCGCCAGGACGTCATCTTGGTCGAGCGGGACGACGCGGCGATGCGCAAGTACGCGTTCAACTCGTCCCCCATCCTGCCACCGGACTCGCTGCTCGCGACCGGTGCGGCCGCGGCCAACCGCGACAACCCGCAGGAATCCGGGTCGCGCCCGCGCGATTCGGTCACGCTGCAGTACGCGCGGGTCGTACGCACGGGCCCGGACGTCAAGTGCGACGTAGCCCGGGGCGACGTCGTGGCGTTCTCTCCGTCGTACATGTGCACTTCCCTGGTTAGGGTCGTCCGCGGCGCAGATGGCCAGTACACCCGACGCTATTACGCGCTCGTGTCGTCGAAGGAAATCTACTTCGTAGCGTATGACTGACGGCGCGCTCGCCCCCGCCGGCCACGAGCTGACGCCCGCCCTGGCGGACCAGCTCCTGGCCGCGGCCCGTTCGGGGCTGTTCAAAGAGGCCTGCGCACGGTGCGTGGGCATCTCGGAGGACACCCTCGACCTCTGGCTAAAGATGGGGCTTTCCCCCGGCGCGACGAACCCCTATCGCGACTTCGCGCGGGTGTTCGTGGCCCAGGAGGAGGGTCAGCAACTACCCCACATCAACGCCATCAAGTCCGCCGCCGCGGTGGACTGGCGGGCCGCCATCGCGTGGCTGCAGCTCCGCCATCCGGACGTGTGGGGTCCGCGTGCCACGCGCAACGCGTCGGCCGCGTCGCTACGCCCGTCGGACGCCGACGCGGAAGCCGAGGCCGAGATGGTACGGCAGCTGGTGCTCTCCCGGCCGGCGGTGCTCGATAAGATACTGTTGGAGGCGGGGTGGACCCCGCCCGCGCCGGGTGCTACTACACCAGGGCATGAATAAGCCTCACCAGCCGGAACAACTCCCCCTCAAACGCGCTCGTACAACTGCTAATCTGCCCTGGCAAGTCTGCACACGGTGCGGGCTGGTTTACACGAAAGCCCGGGCGTCAGTATCGGCCGCCCGGGCTTCGTGTCCTGGTAAAGACGACCCGGAGCCGTCACCCCAGACGCGCTAACCCCGCCGGGGCCTGCACCGCGGCCGCTACGTGCGACACGTTGCCGCTCGACGTGGGCCCGCCCCCGGACTTCGTGGGGACCTGCTGCTCGTACGCGAGCGCCGCCATGGTCGCCACGTCCTTCCCCATGGCGGGGTCCGCGAACGAACCCTCGCCGTCGAACAGCGCGGCGTATTGGAGCCGGCCCTGGACCGAGACCGGGGGCCCCTCGTCGCGCACCGTCATGTACGCCGCCACGCGGATTTCGGCCAGTAAGTCCGGGTGTAAAGCCTCAGTCGTTTCGAGTAGTTCCGGCGAAATGTGCCCCCGCGCCGCGGCGTCGGCCCAGGCGTCGCGGGGGCGTAGCGCGGCGTCCTCGTACCGGGCGTATTTCACGAGTTGCTCGGTCGACACGGGGAGTTCCCGCATCGACATTGGGTTGGACTTCGTGGTCTGGGGGAGGCGTTCGCGCAGAAACGCCGCCGCCCGGAACACCCCGGCGTGGGTGGCTACCTGGGCGTCGCCGGGCGGCACGTCGCGGAACCCCTCGGCCACGCGGTCGACGAGTTCCTGGGGGTTCTCCTGCCACGATTGGAACTCCTGGCGCCGCTTGGCCAGGTCCGCCCGGGAGTAGACCGCGCGCGCCGCGAGCTTGGTCGCTAGCCGCCCCACCGTCGGGGAGAACAGTCGCCGCGCGACGTCCGCCACGAGGCGCCCGCGGGCCTGCTTGAACATCGCCGCCGCGCCGATGAATCCCATCGACGCGCCCGACGTGCCGTCGTCCCCACCGCCGGACTCGTCCCCGCCACCCCCGGCCAAGGCCTGGGCCCCGGCGCCGACAGCCGGTAGTGCCAGATAGCCGACATCCTTTAGACCGCCCGCGCGGGTGTCCGGGATTTCCTCTAGCGTGAACGTGAAGTTCCCCGTCTCCGGGTTGGCGTACCGCCCCGTGACGCGGAACCGGGCGTCGGGCGGGATGACCATTTCCATCTCGGCCGGGTTGACTCCGATGAGCCCACCCGCCGCATCGACTTTCGTGAACCGCAGCTCGTGGGGTCCGAAGTCCGTATCCGGGTAGTACGCCGTCGACAGGTGCGACCCGGCCTTGAACTCGTCTTTCGTCAGGAGGTCCGCGAGACCCGAGTCCTCCAGGTGCACGTACCGGTACAAATCCCCGTGCTTGGTGGGGTTCGTGACGGTGAGCTTATCCATCGCCGACTCGAATGCGGGGGCTAGCGGCGCGTCGTCTGCGCGATGCGCCAGTTGCAACCCCGTGCGCTGCTCGTACTTGATGGGGGACGACGTCCCCACCCATTCGGAGATAGCGTGCTGTTCTTCGGGCTCTAGGTGCCGCGCAGCGTCACGCGTGACTTCGAACATGCGTTTCAGCCCCGCGAGCTTCCCCGACGGGTCGTCCACGGTGCCGACCATGCTCCCGTAGTAGTGGGTCGTGACCTGCTCCGGGGGTGGCGGCAGGGAGTGCATGGCTTTGTTGACGATAGCCGTGGCCTCCGCCTTACCCGCCTCCGACGCCTCGAATCGCGCCCCGAGGAGGAGCGCTTTGCCCAACCGCCCCGACAGCCCCAGCGCCGCCAGGCCACCCGCGGCCGCTCCGGCGTACCCGGCGTGGCCGTCGTTTTCGGCGTACTCGGCCGCGGCACCGGCGCCCGTGCCCGCGGCGATGAGACCGAAGGACTTCAGCTCATCCGCGTGCGACCGCAGGAAGTCCCCCAGCAGTGTACCATCGGGGGCGCGCTGGCCCGCGGCGTTCAGCCCGTCGACCACGTGGGCGAACTCGCCCTCGGTCAACGCCGTGAGACGCGCGGCCTCACGCGACTGGGCGCCGGCGTGGGGCGCCAGGCGGGCCTCCAGGTCGGCCGCGCCCTCGGTGCGGTACGGGGTCGGGAACGTGGGGGTTTCGTTGACGTGGGCCTCCCCGGGCAGCGGGACCTCGGCGCCTTCGCGGACCGACGGGAGTTGGGATTCGCCCCCGCCGAGGCGCTCCAGGTCGCCCTCCAGTGACGACGGGGCGGCCATCGGTGTCCATCCACCACCGCCGCGCGTCGGCGGGGGCGGCGCGGCGCCGACGTCGCGCTGGGCCTGGGGGGTGATGGCCTCCATGCCCGCGGGTCGGCGGGGGGTGTCCTGCCGCCCGACCTGGCCCGGCCCCGGGAACACTCCCGGCCCGGGGGGCTCCGGGGGCGCGGCCACGCCGACGGCGCGCTGGGGTTGCCCGGCGAGCGCCCCGGTGTCGGCCGGCGCGCGGAGAGACTCCGCCTTGGGGAACGGGGCGTCGAGGATGTCCCCCGTCAGGCGCTCGGATAGCTCCTCCGCGGCGGTACGCGCGGGCGGGAGGGCGTCCTTAGCCAGTAGCTCAGCCATGGACTCGGCCGTGCCGTGGAACACCTTGAACCGGTGGGCGACTTGGCCGAACCACGTCCCGAGCTTGGCGCCGCGCACGGCCGCGCCGCCGAGCACGGCACCACCGGCCCCCCCGACCGCCCCACCGACCGCAGCGCCAGCGACGGTGGCCCCGGCCGACGCCAGGGCGCCACGCTCGGCGGTACGCGCCGCGGCGGCGTTGATGAACGTGGCGTTGGCCATGTTCTTACGCAATCGACGGACGGCCTCCAGGGCCTCACGCGCCGCCTTCGGGGAGTCCTTTTCGCCCGCACGGGCGATGGCCTCGGCCCCGTCTAGGTACTGGGTGAATAATTCCCGCGCCCGGTGGGTGTCCGGTGACGTTCCCCCCAAGCCGGTGAGGAATTTTCGCAGCTTGCCCGGCTCGCCCCGGTAAGTGGTGAACCCCTGGGCGTCTTTGCCGGTCGCGAAATGTAGGTCGCTCAGCACCGTCTTGCGGGCCGGGAACCACTTCTCGTGGAACGGGACGTTATACTCGCGCTGCATACGCGCCGCGGCCTCACCCCACGCGTCCTCGCGGAGGAGCGCGTTACGGGTGGCTTCCTCGGCCGCGTCGATGGCCGCGAGGCCTTCACGCGACAACCACGCCGACCCGGGGTTCGTGTCGTAGGCCTGGTGGAGGTCCTGGCGGTATTCCTGTAGCGCCTGGCGGTTTTCGTCCAGGATACGCCATAGTTTCTTCCCGCGCGGGGTCTCCTCCAGCGCCGCGATGCGGTCGTCGAGCTGCTTGGCGAGGCGTTTGGCCGGGCCGCTGGGCGCGGACTCCAGCTCATCCGCCAGGGCGCCGCGTAGACGCTGGAGCCCCTCGACTGACGCCACGTTGATTTCGTGCTGGGCGGCGGGCCGCTCCACCACTGACCGCATGATACGGGCGCGTTTCTTATCCTGCCGGCCGACTTCGGCCGTGGCGGTCTCCAGGGTGTCGAGGTCCTTGGCGCCGAGGTCCGCTAGCTGGTCGTGGTACACGTCGGCGTGCTGGGCCGTGCGGTAGTCGCCCACCCAGCCGCCTTTCGACAGCGTCCGCTCGGCGTCCGCCGCGACCGCGTCACGACCGGCTCGAGCGACGAGGTTTCTGGCGCCGCCGACGCCCTTGGAGATGCCCCACGCCGCCCCCCGGCCGAGGACTTCCGCGCCGACGCCGGCGATGGCCGCGTCGGTGAACGAGAAATCGTCCCCCGCAGTACGGGCGCGTTCGGCCTCCATCTGGGCGCCGCCGACGGCGGCGTTGATGCCGTAGTCCGCCGCCACGCCACCGGCTCGGGCGAGTAGACCACCACCGGCCTCGGCCGCGCCGCGTACGGCCGAGCCGGCCGCACCGCCCAGCAGCATGGCCGGGGCTTGGCCGAGCATCTCCGCACCCGCCGCCGCGTATGGGTGCTCGGTCTGGTATCGCTGGGCGTACGCGGCGGACTCTGGGTCCGCAGGCGCCCCTAGCCCGAATGTGGCGCCGGATACGACTTTCGACAGGAACTCCGTGCTCTTGGAGTAGTCCGCCGGGGCCTGTAGCAGACCAGCCTTGACGGCCTCGCCTTGGCCCATACTGGCGGCCTCGGCCTGTCGGGCCTTGGCATACGTGGCCTGGTCGACGGGCTGGTACCCGGCATTGGCCGCGCCCTGGGCGTCAGCCTCGTCGAATACGACGACTTCGCCGGTCTTAGGGTCTTTTAGGTATAGGTCGGCCATGCGTCAGCGCCCCAGCTTCTTTTTTAGGATGTTACCGTACTTGGTTTCATCCGCGGTGTAGTACCCGGCTGCTTTCAGCGCCCGGTTGTACGTGTCGACATCGCCCGTGTCGGCCGCGTCCAGCAGGCCCTTCCGGTCGAGGTACTTCACGTATTCTAGCAGACCTTCGTCCAGTGAGTCGTGGGCCAGGAACGGTTCGTTTCGGTCGACACGGCGCCCGTTCTCCAGCTCCCACGTACGGAACACCTGGTACTTCTCCCCGGGCTGGTCCGCCGGCTTCCGGTTGCCGACGTTGTACCCGCGGGTGGCGCGGCCGTCGTCGGACTCCAGGGCGATTTGGGCCGCCAGCAGGTCCACTGCCGGGGAGTCGTCCCCGAGCAACCCGCGCAGCTTCTGACGGACCTCCCCCATATCGATGGGGGTGTTCACGGACGGGACTTGTGTTGCCTGACGTAGGTGCCGGGTCGGGAGCCCGTTTGGGGCGGGGTCGAGCCGGCCGTCGGTAAAGGGCGCGGCGCCGGGGCCTCGCCCGTGGGTGTGGCCGCCGGACTGGCGCCCTCGACCTTAAACCCCGTAGAACGCTTCGGCGTGGGCGCGCTGGCCCGCTCGGTAGACGCTCCCTGTAGATACTGGAGGTACTGCGGCCCGCGCCCCGGCGCGACGCCGTCCGCGATGGACAGCGCGGCCTGTTTGGCGCGCTGGACGTACGACGAGACGGCCTTGGAGGACGTCTCCCAATTCCCCGTGTTCAGGATGTCGTTCAACCCCTGGCCTTCCTTCTCGGAGTCGAAGTACTTGCTGGTGGTCGAGGACTGCTTGAACGCGAGCTTCAGCTCCTCCTTCAGGGACTGGGCCTCCAGGACGTCTTTCGATGCCTGGTCGCCGAACACCTTGGCCGACGTGCTGGCGCCGAACGTCCCCGTGACGCCCTCGCCGGGTAGCGACCCGCCGTGCTTGGCCGCGAGCTGGTCGAGACGGGACTTGATTTGCTCGGCGCGCTGGGCACCGGTCAGGATGCCGGGGAGGTTCGTACCCTTCGGGTCCGTAGCCTCCTGGTGCTTCTTGGCGTACTGGGGGCCCAGGATGCCCTGGAGCTGCTGCTCGGCCTGGTTCGTCGGGGCGGCGGGCTGGCGTTCACGTTCGAACCGTTCGTCCGTCGTGCGCTTGACGTGCATGCCCACCACGTTCGCCTGCTGGGCCGCGTCGACGCGCATCTTGGCGCCGGCCGTCGACACCGCCGGGGGCAGCGCGTCCAGGCCGAACTGCTTGGCTTGGATTTTGGCGTGGTCGTCGAACAGCTTCCCCATCTGCATCCGCATGGACGCCTCAGCGACTTTCGCGTCGCCGAGCTGCTTCGTACGTAGGGCCAGTTTGGACGTTTTCGAGGCCTTCTGGTTGTCGATGAACCGGTCCTGGGCGTGCTGGAGCGCCTGCATCATTTGGGCCATAGCGGGGTTGGCGCCCTGGGTGCTCCCCGACAGGAACCCGGACAACGCCAGTGCCACCCACGCTGCGACCTGGCGGCCGGGGGCGTCTTTATAGAAGTCCTCTTCGATAGGGGTAGCCTCGATAGCGTCGACGACCTTCTGGGCCTCCTCCGTGTGGATTTGGGCCTTGTGTAGGTCGTCTTGGACCTGTTGCTGGCGGGCCTCGTTAGCCTCCAGCTCGGCCTGGTTCTGCACAGACGTGGCCACCTGGGCGCCACGGGCTTGCTCGTCCAGGGCGCCGGCCACCTCGTCGGCCGTGCCGAGAGTGTTCTCCATCAGCGCGCCCGGGTCCGCGACGGTTTCGTTCTCGGTTACGCCGGTGGAGTACTTCCCGCCGGCAACAGTCGGAGCGTCGCCCGGGGCGACGGGGGCGTTCGGGTCGGGCTGGGCGGAGGGCAGTGTGCCCGGCCCATCACCCGGAGCCAGCTCCAACGTGGAGTCCGGGGCGCCCGGGGGCTTATATCGAGATACGTCACGCGGGAACGGGTTCCCGGGCGTCTCGCCGTGGAATCCAGCAGCCTGCTGCTGCGCGAGCCACGCGTCACGTGTCGGGTCGCCGGGCGGCGGTTCTGCAGCGTCCGGGTTGCCTGCGCCGACAGGCGGCGGGGGCGGGCCCATTGGCGGCGGGGGGCCTATCTGTGGCTGCGCCTGGGGCAGCGCCGACGCCTCAGACGTGGGCATTGTTTCCTTACGCCCGTCGGCGTATTCGACCATGGAATACGCCGGGTCGACGTCGTGCGGGGTCACCGACACGACGTCGGACGCGCCGGGGGCTAGCCCGGTGGCCTCGGCTACGGCGGGGTCTAGGAGGTCGTCGTTCGGGTCTCCGAGGGCCATTACTTACCGCCCTTCAACGTGCGGATTTCGGCCGCCAGGTGCGCCAGCGCGGCGTGGTCCGCCAGCGCGAGACGCGCCGTGTCGACGTACAGTCCGTCCTCCCCGCGGTCGATGACGACGGTTTTACCGATTTTCGACTTCTGGAGGTCTTGGGCCATTGGGCCATAGTTCAGTCCCGCGCGTTGGCCGAGCGACTTGGGTTCTTTGTACCGGTACAGCTTGCCCTTGGTACGGCCTAGATAGTCCTCCAGGTCCCGCAAGTCGGGGTCCCGGATGTCGAACTTGGCTCGACGGTCGGACTTCGTGGCGATACCGCCCGCGACCGCGGCGCCGACGCCGAACACCCCGCCGACGACGTCTTTCAGCGTGAACTTCCCGGACTGGGCGATTTGCTTCAGCGCGGTCTTGGTCTGCTGGTCGATGCCGTATTTCTGGAGGAGCGCGTTCACATCGGCCTCGGACGCCTGTTCGCCGAGGCGCTGGAGCTCCACGTTGACGTTGCGGAGGGATTCGATGTCTTGCTGCTTCAGCTGGGCGTCGATGCCGTACTTTTTGAGGTACGCATCCATGTTCGCCATGCCGGTCTGGGTGTCCAGCTTGGCCAGTTCGATTTCGTTCGTCGCCTTCGCGCCTAGGGTGTTCGCCAGCCCGCCCGCGGCGTTCAGCCGGAGTTGGCCCGCCTGGACCTCGTCGGCGTTACGCTGGATGGCCGCCTGGTCGCGGCCTTGGGACGACAGGGCCGCCTGCACACCCTGGGCCTGGCGCATGTTGCCGGCGCGTGCCGTCGCCGTCGACAATCCGCCCGCCGCTAGCCCGCCGGCCTGTGCGGCCGCACGGTCGGTGGCCTGCCGCAGGAACGCCTGGTTGCCGAACGGGTCCACGCCGGACAACCGGTCCAGCTCAGACTGGAACGTCGACACGGCCCGGTCGTAACCCTGGGCGGCCTGGTCGTACGCCGTGCGGTCGACTTTAGCGTACCCCGGGTCGTAGCCGATGACGCTGCCTTGGGGCTTGGGCGCGGCGGCCGCGGCCTGCGCGGCCTGACCCGCGTCGATATACGTCTGGGAGACGTTCGGGGAGATGTACCCCCGCCCGCCGGAGCCGTCGTCTTGCACCGCGGGCTGGGCCGGCGTGGCCGACGCCCCAGCGTTGGCGTACGGGACGACCGGCGCGGGCGGCGGCGCGGACGCCGCGGCGAGTTGCTGGTCCATCTTCTCCGATGCCGACGCGCCCTGGATTTCCCACGTATTCGTGGCTGGCACGTAGACCCATTTGTACCCGATACCCGGGTTACTGGTGGGCATCGGTGCACGCTCGGCTGGGGCGGGGGCCGCCGTCGGCGTTACCACCGGGGCCGCCATGGGTTGTGACCGGCCGCCGTCGTTGGTCGGGGCGGTCGGCGTACCGTTGGGGTTTCTGGGGTCGTACATCGTCGTCAGTCCCTCACCGGCGCTTAGCCGAATCCAGCCGGGTCTGACCCGACCGCTTGGAGTAGTATACCACTGAACCGGTCAGCCGGCATCCTTCCGTGGTGGTGACGGTCGGCGTCATTGTGAACCTACATCGGAACCGGTCCCCGCGTTGGCGGGCCGGGTACCACTGGCGTTGCCACGCCTGCCCCGACGACAACCCCGTCACGGTGTGGGTGCCGAGGGACGTCCACGTCAGCCCGTCGTCGTAGGATATCTCCGCGAGCAGTGCCGCCGCCGTCTCGAACTCCCCTAGGAGCTCCACCACGGCCAACCGCCCCCACCCGGCCATCTCGAACGGACCGATTTGGCCCGTCGTGACCCGGAGCGCCACCGCCGTAGCCCCCGACGTACCGTCACCGTATGCGGTCGGGGACTGGGCCCACACCACGCCATCGGACGCGATGGCGTATAACTGACCCCCGTGCGAGTGGAGCGCTATCGGGGTGAACGGCAACGTGTCCCCGAACCACTGCTTGGTGTCGAGCTGGCGTACGACGGCGGTGGCCGACGCCGTGGCCCACACGGCCACGTTGTCGACGTGGTCGTACCCGCACCCGACCACCGCGGTGGTCAGGCGGTCCTGGACGGCGCGGGACAACTCCGGGGTGGGGGTGCCGCGTGCGAGCAGATAGAACGTGTTGATGGACCCGAGGAACCATAGCCCCTCGGAGGTCTCCAGAATGGACTGGGCGTTGAAGAACCCCACGTCGGCGGGGAGTTGTACCGGCGGGGAGAACTCACCCCCGGCGCCGGCCAAGTTCGGCCCCGTGCCGCCGGTGACGTAAATCCGGTCGGCGGTCCCGATGAACACGATTTCGTCGAGTGCCGCGACGCCCGTGATGCGCCCGCCCTCGACATCGTCGAAGTACGCTTGGGCGGCGTCGCCGGACACACCGGGCTCGGCGAACCATATTGGGGTTTCGGGGAATGAAATCTGGCTCCACTGATACGACGTGTTGGACGAACCCAAAACAAGCCGACGTTTCGTAGCGGCCACGAACGCGCTGGGCCGCGCGGGGGCCTGGTCGAGAATGCCCGACGTGGCGCCGACTTCGCCCTGGGTGTAGAGCTGGGCCTGGCCGACCAGCGTAGCGTCTGGCATCGTGTCCACGATAGTGACGGTGTCCGTGAACGTGGCCACGGCGGCAGAGTTCGTCAGATAGAACAGCGCCCCCGGCCCGGCCTCCGTGCGGTACAACTCGATACGCGGGTTCGTGATTAGGTTCGCGTTTCGGCGCAGTGTCTTGGCGGCGTACACCGTCGCCGTGATGGTGTCGTTGGCCCCGGCGAGCGCTAGCTGGGCTGGGCCCGACACTATCGAGCGGTGGGTGTTCTGTCGCTCGTCCTCCCACACCATCACGGCGCGGTACTGATACGTGCCGTTAGCGATGGTGCCGGTCGAGTTGGACCCGGCCAGGGTGTTGATGATGGGGAACAGCTGGCCGTTTTCGTTCAGCGCCCCGACCCACTCGGTCAGGATGCCGCCGGTGATGTACAACCCGCCGTTGACTTGGGCCGCGGGGCGGCGTTCACTCGACCCCAACCGCAACGCGCGGCACGTGGCCGTACGGGGCGTGACGCCGGTATTCGGGGTTTCGTCCCGCGGCGCCAGCACCAGACAGTCTCCCGTAGGGCACTGGGCCGGCCAAAACGGCGGATGTGCGAAAAAGTCAAACTGTGCCGCGATGCCAAAATCGATATAGCACCACGGCGCTGTTAGATTCGTAGCGGCCGCGGCGTACATGGATGTCGACCCACCCGAGCCCGACAGCCCAAACCCCGTAGGCCTGCGAGACAGCCCTATGCCCAGCAACGCGTTACGCATCATGAACCCGCCGAACAACTGCTGCCCCAGTGCGATTCGGCGCGTGTTGACGGCGTGGGTGGCGTGGGAGCTGATGGTGTTGTAGGAAACCTCGCGCAAATCATTCGCGCCCGCCGCGTGCTCGGACGCGACCATCACGGACGTCGGCGTGGCTGCTACCCCGGAGATGGACAACCCCACGCAGAACAGCCCATCCACGACCGCCTGGCCGGCGTTCACTGCGGTCGGGCCCGCAGCCGTGGTGAACGGCGACGTGGCGGAGAAACTGGTCAACGCCAGCTCCTTCGTGCCGGAGTCCTGGGAGACGTACTCCACCGCGGCGTCATTCGAGCACAGCGTAACCGCCAGGCATGTGGCCGCGGCCACGGTTTTGGTGGCTCCGGTCTGTACCCCCGCGAACGTGAACTGCCGGTACGACCCGACCGCGCCGACTACGTCCGCGATATGGAGCGCCGTAGGCGTGGAATCGCACGCGACCGCCACATCAAACCACGTCACTACCGCAGCGAACAGCGTACCCACCAACGCCCACGCCGGGGCGGTGCCGGTAGGGTTCAGGGAGTACAAATCCAGCCCGGCGCCGGTGTTCTCCACTAGGCCGAATGTCGACCCCATGGACACGACTTTGCGGACGCGAGACCCGTTGGTCAGCTCACCGTACGCCACGGTCTCGTCCGTAGCCCGCACGAACACGCGGAACACCGACTGGGTCGCGGACTGCTGCAGCACACACCCGTACACGCCATCCGCAGTCAGCGCCGCCGACGCGTTGTTCACGTTCGACGACAGTGCCGGCATGTTGCCAGCACTGCTGACGCGGGTGATGGGCGGCAGGCCGGAATCCGTGTTCAGTACCCACGGCCGCGTCGCGTTAGATTGGGTGTACGTGGCCAGCAGGAACTGCTGATTGCTGCCTACTTTCGTGTTCAGCGCCAGCAGCGATTCACCGAACGAGTACAGGTCGATGGCGGTTAGGGTGGAGCCGTTCGCCAGGTCCGCCATTGGTACCGGCCGCCACCCACGCCGCAGCCGCAACCCGCCGGGTTGGGGGAGGCGGGCGTTGGACACGTCCGCGAACACCCCGTTGGGGAGGAGCTTCTCGTCGATTTCGTCCGTGTGGCCGGAGACGAACGGGATGGCGAGTGGGGTTAGACGCGACACGTCAGGACCCCAGCAACACTTTCACGGCCACGCCGAGGGCCGCCCCGACGATGGACGTCCAGCCGCCCATGCGTACCCATTTCGGGGTTTGCTGGGCCTGCATCGACAGCAGTATGCGCTCCAGATTGCTAAGCCGCTGGTCCAGTGACGCGAGAGTCACCTTCGGTATCAGGGCGTAGCGACCTTCGTCACGGACTGAGTTATTACTCATGGGGGCCCCCTCCGGGGATGCCGAATAGCCGGAACGCGGGCGCTTCGGCGCAGCTGGTGAATTGAACATTGTGTACCACTAGTCCCCACGCCTTGGCGGCGGTGACGACCTTTCGGCGGACCTTTCGGAGGACGGTGCCGTCGTAGACTTCGGCGGCGGTGGCCGACATCACGGCGGCGCCGAGCTGCCCTGCGGCTACGTCCTGGAAATTGTTATTCGAATCGAACACCTGGAAAAGGAAGGCCTTCGGGTCGACCACCTGGTGGGACACCATCAGGCACACCACCAGCGTAACACCGTCGGTCGTGCGGAGGGACTGGGCTGGGAGCACGTCGGCCCACACCCGCACGTCGGCGAGGGCCGCGGATTCCACGCCGAGAGGTAACTTCCAGTTCCATCCCGGGCGCAGGTCGCGCACGGGGTGGCCGAAACGGCACATCACACCGCGGTACTCGGCGCCGCATATGGCCCAGAATCGGAACCAGTGCACGACGGAAATTATCGTTTCGACTAGTTTATCGAGCACAGTAGTCCTAGTATAGCACCGGTTAGGCCGGCAGACCCATCACGATGATGATGCCGTCGCCGCCGTTGCCGCCCTTGCCGGACGTGGCCGCGTTCGTGCCGCCGAAGGACGAGGCCGCACCGCCCCCGCCCCCGCCACCGCCGGGGAATCCGCCCGCGCCGCCCGCCCCGGACGTGGACGTACCGTTGCTGCTACTGGTGCGATTGGAGCCGGTGCCACCACCACCGCCCGAGCCCGCGTGGTCCATCGTGCCGATGGCACCGTCTGCGCCGGGGTTACTGGTTCCATTACCAGCCCCGGTGCCGCCTAAGCCGCCGAGCCCAGACTGTGCCGACGCCACTAGTGCGGTTGTGGATGGGCCGGAAAGGCCCCCGTTGCCTCCGGATGCCGCGTTGGTCGCGGGAACCCCGTTGCTACATCCGCCGCCCGCGCCGCCGCCTCCGCCACCGTGCAGAGCCCGCCCCCCCGCGCGCCCGGTCGTGGTGGCGGACGTGCGGTTCGGGGCTCCGGAACCGCCCCCATCGCACGCGGCCATACCGTCAACTGCGGTATTGGCGTTGGCTCCACCGAACCCATTTTGAACCAGCGTGGTATTGGTCGCGGCCAATGACGGTTCACCCCCCAGGTTGGAGCCAGTAGACGCCGCCGCAGCCCCCACCCCAGGCCCCTGTACGCCGCCACCGCTGCCGCCGCACGATACACCCTGCACCGCACTCATGCCGTTACCGCCGCCGCCGCCGAAGGCCACGAGCAGCGAGCCGAACGACGTAGTACCGCCATTAACGCCCACGTTCGGACGCAACCCAGCGCCAGAGTTGCTAGTCTGGCCGGCACCACCCGCCCCGCCGAGTGGGATGGTCATGGCGATGGGGAGCGCCGTCACCAACGCCGACCGCGCGAAGGTCCGCCGGTTGTAACAGCCGCCGCCGCCGCCGGGAGAGCCGTTTTCCTGCGATTGGAAGATGGGCGCCCCGCCCGCGCCGCCGCCGCCGGACCCGACCGTGACGACATCGAACCAGTTGCCGGTATCGATATCGGTCGAAGCTGAATAGGTGGCCGCGGACTCGACCGTGACCCCGAGGAACGTCGTGCCCACGAGCGCAGAGCTCGCGTTGGCGTAGACGTGCAAGCTGGCATAGCCGTTGGCTGCGCCGGTGGCGCCTGTGAAGGTTCCGGTGGCGCCCGTCGGGCCCGTCGGCCCAGTGGGCCCCGTCGGCCCAGTCGGCCCCGTCGGCCCGGTCGCGCCAGCGGCCCCGCCCGGCCCGCGCCACCAGCCCTCGTTCGTGGCGACGAAATGGTACGCCCCCACGGTCGTGGCGGAGACCGACGCCGCGCCGTCTACGAGCCCCGTGGTGGCCTTGACGGTCACGGGGGTACCCTCGACCACGACTGTGACCGTCTGACCCGCACACGGGCGCGGGGCGGGCAGCAACACGGTGTCGTTGGTCTGGACGCGCACCAGGTCGCCGGCTTGGGCGGTGACTTGGTGTCCGCGCCGGTCGCGGTACCGCTGTCGGGGCACGCCCGGGTGGTCGAACGCGTCCGCGACCTGCCGGAACGTGGTCAGTAGCGCCCGTTCATCGGGCAGCTTAGACGGGGGGACGAATCGCCGTGGAGCAGTCACATCGACCACCTACGCCGCGTGCCGTTGCGGCGTGGGCGTAGGGGGCCGGCGGATACTACCCGCGGGACGGACTCCATCATGCGGGCGTCGGCTTCGGCGCGGCGCTTGGCCGCGATGCCCGCGGTCTCGTGCTGGTCGTCATCACGCTGGGCCAGTTTCTCGACCACGTCCTGGATTATCCACTCGTGCCAATCCGGGAGTGCCAAAAAAACATCCGAGGACGTCAGGTCCGTAAACTCAGTTAAGAACCAGATTTTGTACTGTCCCGAGTCGGCCGCGGGGAACAACGCGATAGTGCCCGGCGTGGTAGACGCGCCGGAGCCCTGGGGGAGCGTAAGCACGGAGAAAACATACTGTGCTCCCACCGTGCCGGGGGACAGATTCGTCCGCCATTCCTGGGTGGTGTCCCGGCGTTGGGCCCATGTGATAGGCTTCAGTGGATACCAGTTGCCGAAATCACTGCCCGCGGAGTTGAACCCGACGTCGATGCCGTGGATTTGGATGGCTGTAGCCGGCCACGGGACGACGGAGTACGTCTCGCCGGTCACGCGCGTACCGGCGAGGGTGGCCGCGGTCGTCACGGAAAGGAAGTACGGGAACCCGCGCGACGTCACCAGTCCGCGCAACGACCGGATGGAATCGTTGATGGCGATGGTCAGGTCGGCGTCGGGGTGTCGGTCGGTCAGGGACTGGGTGTCACTGGCCGACCGCACCTCGGCGATGATTTGGGTCAGGGTCTTGGACTGCACGGTCGGGTACTCCGGCCCGCCGGGCGGGGTTCAGGATGCGGTCAGGCCGGCGTCGCCCGGGACGTCCGGGGGCCCCTCGCACGCGCGGAGGGCCGAGACCAGTGCGCGGACTTCGGCCTCGGTGGCACCGGCGGCCGCCAGAGCGGCCTCCAGGCTCGCGTTGCCCTTGTACAGGCTGCGGACGAGGTCCGCCGTGTCGAGCACGTCGCCGAAAACGGGCTGCAGCGCGTCGACTTGGCAGTTAAAGCGCGCGACTCGCGCAGTTTGACTGCCCCCGAGCAGCCCCGCGCACCCCTGGGTGGCGTACGCGGTCGCCGCGGCGGCCAGGAGAGCCAAAACGGCCTTGAAAGTCTTCGAACGCACGAAGTTTTTGAGGAATTCGGACACTTTACGAGTTCTTTCCGTAGGAGCCAGGGGTTTTCGGGGCCGCGATGGCGCCCTTGGTGCTGGTCACACCGCCCTTGGGGCCGCCGATGAGGCGGGCCATGGCGTCGGTGTTGGGGTTCATGGTACGGTATGCGGTCGCGTACCCGTCCTGGGACTTGTACGACCCCGGGCCGGCACCGATTTCGGGCCGCTCGCGCTTCGCGGCCGGCATCACCGGCCCCAGGTCAGACTTCTTAGCCACGGCGGGTTCCCTTCGGGCCGAGGCCCTTCTGCGGAGGCGGGCAGACGTACCCTTTCGAGGACGGCTTACCCGCGGACTTGCCCGAGTACCCGATTTCGCCCTTGTTCACCGGCTTGGTGTTCAGGGCGGGGAAATCGGCCGACTTCAGGCCGTCGGCCGCACACCCGTATTCGCTCTTGCCGCCTGCCATGTTACGCCTGCGGGCGGATGAGGCAGATGAGCAGCGTACACGTGCCGATGATGTCCGACACGATGGGGGTGGCCGAGCCGTCCACCGCGGTCAGGCGCCCGGCGCCAGTCGCGAAGTTCAGTAGGTCCGAGTCCAGGGCGTACATGCGCGTATCCGCGACAGTGTTCGCCGAGGTGACGGGTGGGCACACTTGCACCCAGCCGATGGCGCCGGTGCCGCCTGGCGGGAACGTGAAGTCGTAGACGCCTTCGGAAACATACGTTACCGTACATCCGGCCGAGGACAGCGTCTGCAGCATCACGGACGTACCGTTGGCGCCCGTGAACGTGAGCACGTGTTGCTCAACACGCCGCTTCAGCATGTTGACGATGTTCGGCAGCGGGCCGAACGAAACAGAGTTGGGAGCGTTGTCAGCCATTGTAGGTACCTATCAGCCCCCTTCGAGGAGGAACAAAATCCAAAGTTCGTCGCCGTCGTCGATGTCTGCGGGGGCGTCGTTGACGTATGCTTGCAGGGTAAATGTCCCGAGCGTGGGCGAGTAGGCGACCACATCGACGGAACACGAGTCCACGTCCACCGCCCTCTTGGGCTGGATGAACATGAGACCCCGGGACGCGAGCGGCGCCGTCCCGGTGTAGGCGCCCGATGCGCCGTCAGCAATCGTGAAGCCTGGCGCGGAGCGGGCCGTGTCGACCGCCGGCGCACCGGCGGCGAACGTCACGACCAGCTGTGCGAAGGCCCCGCGCTTGTACGCGGTGAACGTCGGGTCGTACGACGCCGACTGGAGAGCGTAGGTGTTAGCCACTACTCAGCTCCTTAGACCGCGAACCGGCAGTGGAGCCAGGGCTCCCGGACGATGAGCTGGGGGAAGCAAATCAGCCGGAACTCCAGGTCGTTCGAATCCGCCTGACGAAGCATTTCGAGGCCGTCCGCGTTCGCGACGCCGGGGAGGCCGTCGAGGTGGCGAATCATGATTTCGGGGAGGTCCAGGCCGTAGATGAACGTCGGGTCCTGGTGCGGCTCGGCGATAATTTCGCACATGCCGTTGACACCGGCGACCTGAACGGAGCGGGCGCCACCGGTCAGCATCGCGCCGATGTCGGACACGAGGCCTTGGGCGTGCAGCGAGCGGACGATTCCGAACCAGACTTCCGACTGGGCCACGAACGTCAGGGCCTTGCGACCCGCGTAGCGGGACTGCATGTACGAGCTGGCGAACCCGATTTTGTGCTCGGGGGACAGCGCGCCGATGGGGCCGGTCGTGGGGATACGGACGCCGGAGAGCGCCGAGTCCGCCGAGCGGTCCACCGTACCGAACGTGTCGGTCGCGACCGTGGGGGTAATCCAGTCCGACAGCGTCTGGCACAACAGCTTGTTCGTCAGCGTGGAGCCTGGGAGGGTGGGCTTGAACTGGCCGAGGGGGAAAATCGACACGTTGTCACCGGCCACGCCCCAGCCCGCGGGGATTTCCGGGGCACCGTTGGGCGAGTCCGAGACCACGAGGGTACCGGCGTCTCGGTCGACGGAGAGCACGTACGCACGCTGGGCGGCGATGTTGCTCGGGAGCAGGGTGTGGGACAACGAAGTCCCCTCGTTCGCCGAGGCGACGAGGACCTGGCCCTTGTAGAAGTTGGCAATGTTGTTCGGGTCGACGTTACCCGCCGAGTCGAGCAGCGTAATCACGCCGGTCGCGAAGGTCGTCAGGTCGGCGAGGGAGAACCGGTAGCCGCTGGAGCCGAGGATGACCTGGGCGAAGCGTTCGCCGAAGTACTCGCCGTGCTTGTCGGTGGCGTGGGTCAGGTTGCGGAGATACGCGCCCTTGTTCGTCTTGCCGGCAACGAGGTCCTTGTACTTGATGCGCAGGGACGTCTCGATTTGACCAGTGGGGAGCAGCCACTCACCGTCGTGCGACCCGGCGCCCGGGGCAGTGCCCGCGCCGTTGGTGCCGACCTGATTGGCCACTTCCTGGGCCGAGGCGAGGTCGCCTGCGATGCCCATGCCGCCAGAAAGCGTGAAAAATTCGCCAGTTACGGCGCCTTCGACGGCCGACTTGGAGAGTCGGTCGACGAGTGGGGAGGCCCGGCCCACGAGCGTGTGCAGCTCTTGGACTTCCTCATAGTATTGGTGGAGCGCTGCGTCCGCCCATGACCCCAACGACATGATATTACGACCTTTGGTGAGAAAACAGAGAAACGGGTTTGGTTTCGCTGTTCAGGCCCGCGCCAAGGTCGCTACATCACCATCGGGGCTCTCGCTAACGGCTCCCAAAGTCGCGCCGAGGTCCGACACGCATGTCGGACCTACATATAGCTTAGCACCGACCGGTCAGGCGGTCAAGAATTTTTCTACATAGGCGGCCACACCCCGACCACACCGTCAAGCCGGCGCGTGGTGGCGCATCAGCGCCTCACGGTTGGCGAGCGACGGGATGCCGTTGCAGTAGTAGCACACGGCCCAGTCGGTGGTGTCAGCGTCTGATGCGGTGGCGGTTCCACAGGCAATGGCGATAAACGCATTACCGTTGAAAATCGAAGTGGGCATGGCGCCGACCGACTCGGTAACAACGCGTGTCCGCAGCACGAAGTCCGAAAAAATCTTGCCTCGGTCGGCTGTGGCGCTGCCGCCCAGCACTAGCAGCGGGTCGAATATCCACTCTAGCCAGTGCCAGCCGGCGCCGACGAGAGTGCTAGCCACGGCGTTGCGGCTGGTAGCCCCACCAACGCCGGTGGCGTTACAGGTCAGTCCGATGTTGTCACCGCCGGTGGTCCCGGAAACGCAAATGATGCGACCCTGGGCGCCTGTCGTATTGTTGTGCGAAAAGTACGTGCCGGCTGCCGCGGTGTCGCCATTGGCATCCGGCTGACGAAACCACCCTCCGACATACGTGGCTCCGGTCCAGCCCGCCTGCACGGCTCCTGATACCGCCCGGCTGGGATTGGGGTCCGACTGCTTCCGCATCCGGAACTGGGCGTTGCCCGACTCGGTGAGCGCCGTGGGTTGATTCGCGACAGTGGCCTGCACCAGGTCGAACGTGGTGTGAAGGTTGCCCTCCGGGACCTTGAACCCGGCCGTCCCCAGCCCCGAGGCATCCGCCACATCCCAGTAGTACCCCGCGGCGACCTGGGGTATCGTAGCCGGTAGCCACGGCCCGGTCGTGCCGGACGTTACGGGGCGCTGGTTGGAGTACCGCCCGGATAGCCCGCTCCCCACCGGTCAGGCCCCGACGCACTCGACGGCGTCGACGTCGACCTGGAGCTGGAAAGTACCGGCGGCGTCGAACGCGGAGTCTGTCTGGATGGCCAGTAGCTCGCCCGGCAGCAAGAAAATCGGGTCGGCCTCGACACCGTCGAACCGCCAGGCCTCGTCGTACGAGTTGCCGGACGAGCCGGCCTGGACGAGCATCATGCGCTGCAGTGGCGCGGACTCGAACGTGATACCCGTGGTGGTCAGCACCGCGGTCGTGGACACCCGGCCAACGCCGAGGGTCTCGTTCGTGACGTCCGAGCGCTTGTGCACCATCGTGTACGCCGCGCCGCCCGACGGGTTCGACGCAGTGCCACTGGTCGGGGCACCGCGGACCAGCCGCAGTGCACGCCCGGCGGTGACCGGCGTGGTGAACGCCGTCAACGTCACGTACTGGACGTGGATGCGCTGGACGTACAACCGACGCTGCAGCCCGCCCGCGCCCTTCGACGCGCCGGGCATCACAGTGGTTTCCGGATACCGGAGTGTCCACACCGTGCCGTCAGCGGCCGCTGCGACGATGCCAGTCAGGGCCGAGCCGGCTTGGCCCCGCTCGGGGAGACCAGAACCGAAATGACCGGCGTACAACTCCGTGAAACCCATGGTCCGTAGAGTGTAGCACCGGCCGGCGCCCCGGTCAAGGGCGCCGGCCGGGCCGGGGTCCCGCGTCCAT